TAATGATGATACTGGTAATGCCTTAGCGGATCGTGTGGCTAAGTTGTTTCCTAACAAGGTGTACCGAGTACCACACGACAAGTATAAGGATGCTAATGAGTTCCTACAGGATAATGCACATGCGGAGTTCAAAAGTGCATGGTGGAACGCTGCTAAGTATACACCTGAAAACATCTTAAACACTGCTGATCAGTTCTTGTCGTTATATAGGGATACACCAGACCATGTATATGTTCCTACGGGTATCACTGACTTAGATGATAAGATTATGGGACTTATGCAGGGTCACTTCACAGTGATTAAGGCCCCTACTGGCATAGGTAAGACTGAAGTTATGCGTTACTTGGAATACAACATGCTACAGCGCAAGATTCCTATTGCTGCGTGGCACCTAGAAGAGACTAAACTAAGGTCACTACTTGGCCTTGTGTCGTATGAGTTACAGGATAATCTGACTAGACGTGACTTGATCGATGAGAAGGGAAGGAATGAGGATGTCATAGAAGCAATTAAGAGTGTCACTAGGGACGAGAACTTCTACCAGTTCTACTTAGGTGATGGTCAAGGTACTGATGAACTGTGCGATCAGATACGTTTCTTTAGTCAGGCATGTGGATGCAAGTATGTGTTCTTTGAGCCTATCCAAGACGTAGTATCAGGACGATCAGAGGCGTCTAAGGAGGAGTTACTAGCTGACCTGTCCGTAAGGCTCTCTAAGCTATCAGCGGAACTAAATGTGGGTATTGTGACTATCGCTCACACTAATGAAGATGGAGACCCTAAGTACTGTAAGATGATAGGACAACGTGCCAGTGTTATCATTGATCTATCTAGGGATAAAGAAGCAGAAGACCTTGATGAAAGAAACACAACATACATTACGGTACAAAAAAACCGCCCTTGCAGTGAAGAAGGACGGGCAGGACGAATGAAGTTTAACAGTGATACGTTCACACTAAAGCAGGAGTACTAATAATGCCTAGATCAAGAGAGTGGTCAGAGGAAGAGAAGCAGTGGATGAAAGAAAACATAAGTTATGATACTGAGACGGGAAATCTTTTCTGGATTATACCTCGTTCCAGTGGACCTAAAACAGGGTGTTTTTTAGGCTACATTAATATTAATGGGTATATGGGTTTCGCTAGGAGTTTGGGGGTAAAAAATTTTTATTATCGTAATCACAGAGTTGTTTGGTTCCTTAATTACGGTAGTGTTCCAGATGTCTTAGATCATATAGACGGTGACAAACTTAACAACAGAGTAGAAAATTTAAGACCTGCAACAAATAGCCTTAACTCAAGAAACTCTGGAGTTTTTGGTAAGATTAAATATAGAGGTGTGTGTATGAGCAGAGGTAAGTACCGTTCCCGATTAGTAAGAAATGGTAAAGAAATCCGAAGTGGGCATTTTAAAACTGCAGAGGAGGCTGCAAGAGCATATGATAAGTTTGTTGAAGAAGAATTAACACCACTAGAACGACAGTTCGCAAAGACAAATGAAGAAATGGGGCTATACGATGATGACACCTGATGCAGAAACAGTATTCGACATAGAGACAGATGGACTGTTAGATAAGCTGACTAAGATACATGTGTTGTCGTATCAAACAGCAGCTATGGATGAGCCAAGGTCTATCTTTGACTACGATGAAATGAGGGACTTTTTCTTGGAGTACAGCATGGATCATACGTTAGCCTTAGCTGGGCATAACATTGTACGCTTTGATATCCCCGCAGTGGAAAAGGTGCTAGGTATAAAGTTACGTGCCAAGCTAGTAGATACACTGGGGCTTAGTTGGTACTTACATCACAATAGGACAAAGCATGGGCTGGCAATGTATGGTGAAGAGTATGGTGTACCTAAGCCAAAGGTAGATGATTGGGAAGGACTATCTAAGGAAGAGTATGCCCATCGTTGTGAAGAAGATGTAAAGATCAATGTACGCCTGTGGCGTGACCTAAAGAGGAAATTGGAGAAACTATATGAACAGTGAAGCGTGGAGACTTATCGACTACATCACATTCAAGTTAGACTGCGCTAGGGAGCAGGAGGCCCTACGGTGGAAATTAGATGTATCTAAGGCCAGTATGCACCTTGCTGAATGGCAGAGTATGAAAGAGGACAAGGTAGAACAACTAGCTAATGCTATGCCACGTCATGTACTTACTAAGGTGCAGAACAGGCCCAAGGTGATGTATCGTAAGGATGGTAGCCTAAGCAGTCACGGGGAGAACTTTGAGGCTCTTAGAAAGCAGTACAAGCAGCCTGAGACGGTACAGAGTTTTGTTGTACAGACAGGAGAAGAACGAGGTAATCCTAACTCGGTGTCCCAGATCAAAGATTGGTTGTTCAGTATCGGATGGCAACCTAGAACATTTAAGTTTGTAAGAGAGAGCAATGGTGATGAACGACAGATCGAACAAGTCAGGAAAGATGGGGAACTATGCCCGTCAGTTAAGAAGTTGGCTGATAACGATCCTGCTGTTTCTATTCTGGATGGTCTTTCTGTTCTTACTCACAGAATCGGGATACTGAAGGCGTTCCTAGAGTGTGAGGTAGATGGATACCTACAGGCTGGAGTAGCTGGTATGACTAACACTATGAGGTTTAAACATGCTAAACCTTTAGTTAACCTCCCCTCAGTGGAAAAGCCCTATGGTGCTGAGATACGAGGATGCCTGATTGCCCCAGAAGGTTACGTGTTATGTGGTGCAGATATGACTAGCCTAGAAGATACAACTAAGCGTCACTATATGCAGCCGCTTGATCCGGGTTATGTTGCAGAAATGTCACAGCCCGGATTTGACCCACACCTTGACCTAGCTAAACATGCTGGTGTCATCAGCCAAGAGGATATAGACAAACACAACACAGGAGAACGCAGTTTAAAGGCATTACGTAAGAACTACAAGGTGGTCAACTACAGTGCCACGTATGGTGTCAAAGAGGCTACTCTATCTCGTACTACAGGCATGAAGAAGTCAGAGGCTAAGAAACTACTTGCTGCCTTCTGGGATCGTAACTGGTCCGTAGAGGCCGTGGCAAGGGGTGTACGTGTACGAGAACCACAGGGACTAGGGGGTATGTGGCTAAAGAACCCTGTCAGTGGTTTCTGGTACAGCTTACGAAGTGAGAAGGATCGCTTCAGTACACTCAATCAAGGTACAGGTGTCTACTGCTTTGATACTTGGGTCAAGCATTGTCGTAAAGATGGTGTGTTAACGATAGGACAGTTTCACGATGAAATTATCAGTATGGTAAAAGAGGGAAAGGAGACACAAGAGAAGATAAGTATGGACGATAGCATTGAACGACTGAATGATGAGTTGCAATTAAATGTACCTTTAGGCATTGATGCTCAGTTCGGAAAGAGTTATGCTGACATACACTAAATAAATTTAACGTGGTTTGTTATAAACACAAAAAAATGTTGCTATATATAAGTACCCGCATAAGGAAAGGAACCCGATATGGGAAAGAAAGTTTACGTTGAAGCCGAGATTGAATGGCCTAAACTGCAAGAGTCAGACCGTGACATGGGAAACAACTTGAAAGAAGGTAGTGACCTGAGAAAAAAACTTGAGGAAATGGACGGTCAATACGTTGTTAAGATTATGTATGGTGAAGACACAAAGGATAAGATGATTGAGGCTGGAGTTCCTACTGGTGGTATGGTAGGTCAGTTATACAAGGAAGATCACTACAAAGCTACTAGGGGCCACGTTAACCCTAACTTCGTTGACTCTGCCACAGGTAAAAAAGGTGTTGTGGTTGGCCCACCTAAGGTCTGGAAAGAAGATGATGACGGTGTTCTAGTTGAGTGGGACTTTGAGGTTGATGGTCTTATTGGTAACGGTAGTAGGGCAGTAGTTAAACTGGATGTGTACAGAGATATGAAGGTAACAATGGATGCAGTTAAAATTGTAGACCACGTACCCTTTGTACCAGAAGCGTCAGACGGGAGTGCTTTCTAATGACTAAAGCCACCATCGTCTTTGAAACCTCGGAAGAGGTAGATGGGTACGAAAGTAAGACTACTATTGAGCGTCACAATGTAGACACTCTTGAGAATCTTGCATACTTATACAGCGAGGCTACAGTGGCAGGGGGCTGGACTTACGTTAGGGCAGTGGCCCTAGAAAAAGAGGATGAGACTATTGTCTGGTCCGACATTTGAGCCAAAGCATGTCTTAGTTGATGGTGACATTGTTGCGTACAGGGCTGGGTTTGCCTCAGAGGGTAAGACCAGTGCAGATGCAGAGGACAAAGTAGATGAGGTTATGAACTTTATAGCTTCCAATACTATGTCTTTCCCTGTGCCCGACAGGTTCCATACGTTCTTAACTGGGGCTGATAACTTTAGGTTCGCCATAGCTAAGTCGTACCCCTACAAGGGGAATAGGAGTAAGTCTGAGAAGCCTGAGTATCTGCAACATTCAAGGGATTATCTAGTGTCTAAGTATAACGCAGTGGTAAGTTACGGGGAAGAAGCTGATGATCTTATAGCCATAGCTGCCACTAAGTTTGGTCCTAATACTGTTGTGGCCTCTATAGATAAGGACATGCTACAGATACCTTGTTACCACTATAACTTTGGCAGGGATGAATGGTCACAAGTAGATGAGTGGGGCGGCTCTAAGTTCTTCTATACTCAGATACTAACTGGTGATGCAGCCGACAACATTAAAGGTATCAAAGGCGTTGGACCTGTTAAAGCTGGTAAGTTGCTTAAAGATTGTACGACAGAAGAAGAACTGTGGTACGCTTGCTTAGAGGCTTATGATGGTGACTATGACCGTGTGATGGAAAATGCCAGACTACTGTGGCTAAGGAGAAGAGAGGAAGAGTTATGGGAGCCTCCAACAGTGAGAGACGGAGACACGCAATAAAGAATGGATACCGCTCTGGCTTGGAGGAAGACATCTCTAAGGACTTGATTGGACGGGGTGTAGACTTTGAGTATGAGAAGCTAAAGATACAGTGGCAACTTATAGAACAGAAGACCTACACCCCAGACTTCAAGTTACCTAATGGTATCATCATTGAGTCAAAAGGTAGGTTTGTTGCAGCGGATCGTAAGAAGCACCTTAAGGTTAAAAGTCAGCACCCGTTTCTAGATATTAGGTTTGTGTTTTCTAACTCTAGGGCTAAGTTAAACAAAGGTGCAAAGAGTACCTATGGGGATTGGTGTGATAAGCACGGTTTCTTGTATGCAGATAAAAGGATACCCGACGAATGGTTGTTAAAAACGTAGCTACCTTTAAGGTGCATCAAGTAAAGGATGGCCCATACCAAGATGAAGAAGAGGGGTTGTGGTGGTTGTTATGTTGGGTAGAAGACTGTGACCCAGTGGACGGAGAGGGTGTTATGTTTGATGAAGAGATACCATTCTCAACTATGACTAACGCTTACAACTTTAAGACACACTTTGAGAAGTCTATTGACCCGATCTTGATAGAGTTCAATGTAGGAATGGAGGTAAAATATGACGGGTAAAACAGCTATTGTATTCTCTTGCGCCCATGTAGACCCTTCAGTGGGAAATGAGCGTTTTGATTGGCTAGGTGAACTAATCTATGAGGTCAACCCTAACTACATCATTGACTTAGGTGATGGTGCAGATATGAAGTCTCTTAACACTTATGACACACGCTACCCACAAGCTATGTGCGCTCAGAGTTACGAGGCAGATATTAACCACTACAACGAAGCTATGGACCGACTGAGACGTAAGCCTAGTACCCGTAAGTATAAGGTGCCACAATGGTTTGGGTTTGAGGGCAACCATGAACATCGTATCAAACGAGCTATAGCACATGACCCACGACTAGAAGGAGACAAGTATGGCATCTCATATAGCCACTTACAGACAGATCACTGGTTTGATGAATACCACGAATACGAGAACTCAGCACCATCTATAAGGGACTACGATGGAATATCATATGCTCACTACTTCAGTTCTGGTAACTATGGTACTGCTATGTCAGGGTTACATCATGCCAATGCACTAATGGCTAATAGGAACCACAGCAGTACGTGTGGGCATAGTCATAAGCGAGACCTTAAGTTTAGGGATGGAGCACACCCTAGTGGTATCATGGGGCTTGTAGCGGGGTGTTACAAGGGTGCAGCAGAGTCTTGGGCTGGGCAAGCTAACAACGATTGGTGGAAGGGTGTTGTCATTAAGAGGGACATTTCTGGTGGCATGTACGACCCTGAGTTTGTATCACTTCAACGTCTAAAGGAGATGTACGGTAATGGGGAAGCGTTCTAATTTTGAGCGAGTGCCAAGGGACTACTATCCTACCCCAATACAGGCTGTAGAGCCTCTGATCCCCCACCTGCCATACTCCTTTGACTACTTGGAGCCATGTGCAGGTGACGGGAGACTGATCTCTCATATAAGCCAGTTAACGAGTGGACTAGGGGAATGTATAGGTGCCTACGACATAGAGCCAAGACATGACTACGTACAGAAGATGGATGCGCTAACTATAGAAAGTGTCTCAGGTAGTTTTAGCAAGGACTTCTTTGCTATTACTAACCCACCTTGGGACAGGAAGATACTACACCCGTTGATAGATAACTTCTTAGGTATATGTCCTGTTTGGTTGTTGTTCGATGCAGATTGGATGCACACTAAGCAGTCAGCTACCTTTATGACCTACTGTAAGACGGTGGTAAGTGTAGGAAGAGTTAAGTGGATTGAGGGAAGTAAGAGCCAAGGCAAGGATAACTGTGCTTGGTATCTCTTTGACTACAGTAATGAAGAACAGACGCAGTTTTATGGGAGGATGATACAATGATTATGAGTTACAAGAGTATGGAAGCGTTTCGTGAGTACAGTGATTGGGTAGAGGACAAGATTATTACTGAGGGTAAAGACCGTCTGATGGAAAATGCTCTAGGTCTTATGGGTGAGGCTGGGGAAGTAGCCGAAAAGATTAAAAAGAGTATGAGGGACAAAACTGAGGTTACACCTAACGACATTGTAAAGGAACTAGGTGACGTTGTGTTCTATGCTACAGCCTTGTCTAACTACTACCATGCTAACTTAGGTGTGACTATCCTAGAGAACATTAACAAACTAGATAGCCGTGAGGCGCGTGGAACTATTAAGGGCAGTGGTGACAACAGATGACTTGGTTAGAAAGGTACTACAACTTCCTTAAGACTTGGAGGTTACACAGGAAAACCGTTAAGCAGTTAAACACTATGACTGACAGACAACTTAAAGACATAGGAATGAATAGGTCAGATATTAACCGAATGATCTGGCTAGACGAAGATATGATTCAAAGAGGAACGAAGAATGAAAAGTAACTACTTGCCCACAGACTACCAAACATTTATTGCTACTAGCCGTTATGCACGTTGGTTGGAAGAAGAAGGACGCCGTGAGACTTGGGGTGAGACAGTTGGTCGGTATATGACTAATATCGTATCTCCTTGGCTAACCCCTACTATAGAAAAAGAAATCTGTGACGCTATCCTTAGTCTTGAAGTAATGCCATCTATGCGTTCTCTTATGACTGCGGGTAAGAGTTCAGCCCGTGACAACACTTGTATGTATAACTGTTCTTACTTACCCGTAGATGATCCTAAAGCCTTCGATGAGGCTATGTTCATCCTTCTATGTGGTACTGGCGTCGGGTTCAGTGTTGAGCGTCAGTTCATTACTAAGTTGCCAGAGGTTCCCTCCCTCTTTGAAAGTGACACGACTATTGTTATCAAGGACAGTAAGGAAGGTTGGGCTAAAGGTCTCAGACAAGTTCTGGCTCTCCTGTGGGCTGGTGAGATTCCTAAGTGGGATGTATCTAAAGTACGTCCAGCGGGTGCTAGACTTAAGACGTTTGGTGGTCGTGCTAGTGGTCCTGCTCCTTTGGTTGACTTGTTTAACTTTGCTGTTACTACCTTTAAGTCTGCACAGGGGCGTAGAT